TGAACACCAGAGCGCGTGACTTGTCGAGAGCTTCGGACTTATCGTTAACATCATCCGTGCTTTTAGCTACAGTCTTGGTGGTGTTAAGGATGAATGTGCTGTCCCCAAGGGTGCGAGCTTTGAGGAGCTTGTGGGAGTCGGAAGCAGGGAAAAGAGTATCATCCGTTGCTTTCAGTTGGAGGTAATTGTTATTGATGTTATAACCACCAGTAACACCCTCAATCGTTGCCTCCGCTCCTGTGTCCACATTGAAAGCCCTAAGAACACCTTGTCGGTCGCTCTGGCTTCTGTGTTCAATAACAACCACATACCGTTCGGTCGCACTGCGTTCGATGAAGTGAATCATGTCGCCTTTGTTGAAGACGTTCGCATCGGTCAGCTTCTTGATAAGCCGCGCTGGTGGACGCTTGGTGAGTCCCTTGGTGACCGTAGGAAGAGCATTAAGTTGATCCTCGCATTGACCAGGAATCCTGACCCGAGGAGACTGTTGGCTTACTCCTTGGATCAGGTTGGGGACGGATGTGGTGATGTTAGCCATGTGTTAATGATTACGCAAGGTCAGTTCTACGGTTAATCCCGATGCGTCCTGCGGTGTCGTAGTTGTCAAAGATGGTGCGGTCTGAGTTGGTTCCTTCGGCTTCTTCCATAGCTGATTTAGCCATGATCTCATCTCGATAGATAAGTGCTTCAATCTCACGCGAACCAACAAGTCTGTTGGAGAACATACGGGATGCCTTGAGCGTGATGTAACGGCGGGTCTGTTCGGGAAGCTCAGTGAAGTCGAGAAGGAAGGTAACATCTACCTTAATCTCATCAATGGTGAAAGTCGTTGTGTAGTCCTTACGGTTGAACAGTTTGTTTCCGCGTTGAACCACATCGTGTGTGTTGTCTACAGCATCTACTTGAAGGACGTTATCGGGTAACTCAATCTCGTTGGATGAGTTAGCCTCAAGTTTGTAGTCCTTAGCTGTATTAAAATGCCACCCTTCTTGTTGAACCTCACGAGAGACTTCATCAAGAATACCTTTAGCTAATGCCGCTGACGGTGGCAGGGCGGTTGTATCCGCAATGGAGTTAACAGGAGATTCCGCGATGTATCCCAGCATGGTGTTAACCGCATTAAGTTCAGAAGTCAGGGTAGCCATAGTTGTTGTTATTATAAAAGAAAAAGTAAAGGGAAGGCAACACCCCCATCCCCCGAAGGGGACAGGGATGAAAACCTTGTTGTGGGATTAGGAATCGTCCCGAATTTCAAACGAAGCCTCAGGGCGAAGAACACCGTGGCCCATTGCATACTTAGCAACGAACAGGGTTCCTTGAAGCTCAAGTTTGTAATCACTCTCGGTAGCAAGGTCAAGCAGCTTGACAGTTCCGATAGCCGATGGGTGTCCACCGATGATGAAGGTCTTGGACAAGTCACCGTTGTATCCTTCACCGGATGCACCACCGCCAAAGACATCGTTCTTAACAGACGCAGAGCCGTCTCCAGTGCCGATACCAGAAAGGTCTGTTGCAACGTCATTGAGGTGGTTGGACTTGAAGATGCGAATGCCCGCAACCATTGGGATGTTACCAGTAGCAACGTCACCACGACCACCGAAGTCACGGTTGATTACATTCTCGTCAGACTGGACCAGTTTGTAGTAATCAGCGGGCTTCAAGATAGCGTAACGCTGTCCATCATTCGGGATGTCGTTCTCATCCAACTTCTGAGCAGCTTCAAAGAGCTTCTCTTGGATGACAGCAGCAGTGAATGAACCAGCAACACCTCCGTCGATTTCGATTCCGGTGTTTCCTCCAGTAATAACGGCAGAAGTGCGAGCAGCTGCGACAAGAGTCTTCATGGTCGCCAGATCGAAACGCTTGGCAAGAGCCTTACCGAGTTCCTTAGCGTAAATGCTACGGACATCGTAGTGGTTCTTAAGCTCATCAATGTTAGAGATGAAGGAGGACGCAAGGAGAACATCATCAATCGTGATGACCCTCTCAGCGTGTTTAATCTGACTGAGGTAGTTGTTTCCAGCGTCAGCAATGTTTTGTCCAGCCGTGTGGTATTCAGCAGTCGCAATTCCAGTTACAGGGAACTGAGCAGACTTTCCGTTCGCGATGGTGCGGATCGTATGAAGACCCTTCATCACGTTCATTTCTTCAAAAGTGGTCAGGATTTCTCCTGAGAACACCTTCAAGAACAATTCGTTAGTGTCGCTGCCAGTGGCGTTGACTTGTCCCAAGCGGGACGGAGTTGTGTTAGCCATAATATTGGTTTTCTATTTTTGTTTTTGGTTTAAGGGTGTCCTCAATCAGATGTATCCAGTGGTCGGGTTCAGAGTTATTGATTGTCCACCTCGGTGGGTCTCATCTTCGGCCTCGTTACGGAGTCTATCGTTATGATGACGGTTGTTGTTTTAACACCACCAAGCTAGTAATGCAGCTTGTAACAATGGTGAAAGTTGTATCTTCAAAGTCATCTATGTGGGTTTGCCACGAAGCGACTGTGATGTAATGATCGCCTTGGTCGATAACACAACCATAGACGGTGCATAAAATTGGACCATCCTCGCTGTCTTGCGCGTGGTCTAAAAAATCTATTTGAACGATATCCCCTGTTGATGCTTCTTCCGTTTCACACCAGCACTCTCCACACGTTAAGGGAGGAGTAGGGATTTCGCTTTCAGTGATCACAGACATTCAAAACTTGAATTAAATAACAACATTACTTTCAACCACCCTTGGTCTTCTTAAGCTTCAATCCAGAGCGTTTAGCTGCCTTCTTTGCGGCTTGCTTTCCTTCGGCGGTATACGGGTATTTCTTCTTTCCTACTTTGGGCATGGGGTGTTGTTGTTAAAAATTATAAGAACTTTCGGCATCGCTCATTTTAGTAATTAAGGTTAAACCTTTTTCGTTCTCTAATACGGAGAGGCACTGGATCAGTGGGTTTCGTTGGAGTCGGCGCACTTACAGGTCGTTTAGGCGTTGACGTATTTTTATTATTCTTAACTACCTGCCCGAGGGCTGTGTTATCGAAATTCTTTGTAACAAGACGTTTTACTTTTTTACTTTCAGCCATCTGCCCTCCAAGAAGACCGAACCGAGATTGATTGCTAGACATACACATAATTTTTATTTATTATTTATTATTAATTAACATTTCCACCTTCTCAGTGCCAGAGCTTTCCTGGTGGGGCGACCTTTAGTGTCCTTCATCGGCCCTTTCGCTCCTGACATACGCGCACAAAAAGACCGCTTCCTTGGGCCTCCCTCTGGTTGCGGTCGTTTAAGATTACTACCTGTTTTTTGGTTGTAGTATTTTCTCCCTTTCTCAGTCAGTCCTCCTTTTTCGGACTTGTGTTCTTTTCGAAGGGACAATCCTTTTCGTTTAACGGGCATCGTTCTCTAGGTCGTTGATGTAGTGAAGTATCTCCCCCAGTGTTCTTTTCTCCTCGGGACTGAATTGATGTTGATCCAGCTTCTCTAAAAAGTAGGGGAGCTTTGTCGGACGAAGAGTCGGAGTGCATCCAGTCATCAATAACATCACGCATGTCGCTATGCCGGCGACGATATAACTCTTCTTCATAGCTGTCTAAAAGACCGCGAAGTGCCTCTGCTACTTTGGGGAATGATATAAGTAGTTTTAGGAGTAGTAGAGACAACTTCACGGCTATAAGTGTTAGTCCTTTGCTCGCCCGATGTTCAGCGCAAGCCAGTCAACGATGCGGTAAGCCTTACCAACCCAAGTGTCATCTCGGGGTGTAGGTGTTAACGCAGCGATAGCACTAGCGGCTGTTACAATGGCGGTAGCAATCCCGATGAGTTCTGTAGAGTTCTCCAGGATGTAGGTGATGATGTTAGACATGTTGTTGTGGGGGTTATGGGGTTACGGCAATACGAGCTTCAACACTTCTCCGGTAGCCTTCGTCGTTATCGTAACGAGGGTCTGCCATAGATTGAGTCATCTCGTAGCTAGATCCAAAGGGAACCGCAAGTGCGTTACCAGAAGTTCCTCCTTGGACAAGAGCTACAGGATCTCCTCCGTCAGCTACATAGCGAGCATAGAGACCTCGGATAGCCATTGCAGCAGCATCCCTGTCTCCACTCTCTACGGTGTTGTTGTAGACTTGTTGTTCTTGATCGGTAAGAGCGGTGGATGCCCAGTCGGACATAGCGTCATAGTTGTCTTTTCCTCCGATCTCCGCTTGAAGAGACTCCTCTTGCTGGGCTTGAAGTGCCTCAAAACCTTGGACATAGGTATCAACAACATCCCTACTCAATCCAGCTTCTTCAAGACTTTGGTAAGCGGAGTCGGATAACATCCCATTCTCGTAGAATTCCTCCGAAGCTGCTGAAACAGCCTCACCCATTGCGGGTGTCGCTTCAGATTCCGTCGAGTTGTCTTCGGACTGTTCGTTGTTGTTGTTGTTATTTTCGTGGAAGCGTTGCTCCAGTTGGCCGTAGGCTTCAGCCATTGACTCTGGGGTATCGAACTTCTCGGGGAGCCACTCAGGGCGTTCCGGTGTTTCCGTTGGGGTTTCCTCGGGTTGCTGGGTTTGTTGTGGCTGCTGCTGCTGTTGGGCACGCTGTTCTTGCGCTTCCTCTTGCATTGCTGCTTGCTGTTCCAAAGAGATGTTCTCCTCGGGGGTCGGGTCGTTGTATGTTACGGATTCCATTACTATTCAGGTGGTTCAACCTCCGGCATATTACCCGCTAACGACTGATCGTTCAAGGCTTTAATGCCAGCGGGGCCGAGCTTCTCACTGAGAGCTTGCATTTGCGCCATCTGTTGCTCCTGTTGCATCTGTTCAGAACTCTTGATGAGTCCGTCAGTCTTGATGCCGAGAGCGGTGGCGCGTCTTTTGAAGTAGTCTTCAACATTAACAAATTGTCCAATAGCCTGTGGGCCAACCACTTGGGCAGCACCTGCAAGGAACAGGTCAAGCTTGGAGAGATCGTTACCACGCCCAAGAGCCTCTACACCTGTAACAATCACAGGCTTCACGAGGTCTTTAGGAAGCTTAGGAAGCGTCTTCTTCTTTTGCATCACCATCATGATTCGTGTTACCAAGGGCAACTGCATCTCACTGGCAAGCAGGCTATACATACCTCCAAGGGAAGTCTCTAGCTCTTGTGAAAGCATTCGGATCTCCTCGGCGGTAACACGTTCAGCCTGTCGAACCACACCGGATGTAAGCAAGAATGCTCCACCGAGACGGTCTTTGATGGCTTCTACTGTTACCTGAGCCGTGCGGAAGTCGTTGAACTTACCAAGCTGGAGAGTGCTAACATCCGCTGCACTCCCTTGAACAATCGCACCGTTGGGGCTTTCAGCCAGCGTCCGTGCGCGTGTAGTCCCGTTGGGGTTCACAAGGAATAACACCTTGGCTGCTGCGGCTGATCCTTCAACAATCGCTCGGGTCAACGCTTCAAGACTCTGGATGTCACCGAGGTATTCCTCAACGAACCCACGACCGTATGCCTCGCCGTCAATCCTAGAAAGACGCAAGGGGATGAACGGATTGCGATCCTTGGGAACCTTACCACCAGCACCAGGAATGTTCACCCCATTAACGTCTTGGCGTATGTGCCACGATCCTTTGATCAGGCAGCATGAGGTGTAGAGATCAAGCTTGCTTTCGGCGGTGTCGAGGTTGGGGTCTCCTTGGACAAGAGCCGCTTGGACTTCTTCGGGAAGCGTAGAGAAAGCAAGGGTTTCCTTTGTGGCTACTTTAAGGAGGTTACCCATAGGGTCTCTCTCAACAACAAACCTATCAAGGTGGAACACACGGAGTCCTCCGCTGTCCGGTAGATAAAGGAGGGCGTTTCCTGTGATGATGAGATGCTTGAGAGCTTCGTGGATTGTTACCCGATAGGCTCCGAGGCTTACCTCATCCATAACCAAACCTTCAAGGGCTTGTAGGGAGGATTCGATCTCACTCAATAGTTCCGGTGGGGTCTCCTCTTCTGCTAACTTACGCTGGTCAGCTTGGAGGCGAAAGAAGGGAGCATTAGGGGGAAGCAAAGCTAAGAGTAGCTTCGATGAAAGATTGTTAACACCACGGGAACCAACACCACTGAAGGGAGTATCAAGGCGACTGTGGGGACCGAAGCCTTCCTCGGGCATGACATACGGAAGGGTCAGCTTTGAGCAAGCCCGTGCGCGGTCAAGGTATTGATAACGATCCCCCTCAAGGCGGGTGTAGGTTTGTTGAGCGGTTTCGGTCATGTTAGTCTTCTAATTGTTCAAGTTCATCCATCTCGTCTTCATCCATCTCTTCTTCCTCAACGATTTGTAGCTCGTCCCATTCGGCCTTGGTGATGATGGATAGCACTCCTTGATCAATGTAAGGCTGGAGGGCAGCGAAGTCATCCGAAGACACTCTCCAAGTCTCCAGTTGAA